GCCAAATCCTGATTCACGCCCTGATCAGTGAAGTTCACTGACCCTGACGTGAGAGGATGATGCTCAAGGGCATCAACAAGGAGCTCTTTGATCGACTGCTGTGTGTATTGCATACACACAGGTTCGATCGCAATGATCCTTGGAGTTTTCAACGTTTTAGGAACGGATATAACCCTGACGGGTTGCTCCGCTTCAGGCTCGATGAAATCACACCCCTCACCTACTTCCCAGAGCAACTGATTCGCATTAACAACTGCAAAACAGTCGTAAGGAAAGTAAGTGTCGAGTCGACGGTGCCATCGCTGAATGTCGTACTTCCGATTTCCGGAAATACGTTCAGCTGTTGCACCCGGCCCGTGCTTTGGTTGGTGCACGATATCTTGGAGCTGCTGAGAAGTAGCCCCAAGGACACCAGACCAGAGCACATCAGACACACGGCCGAAATGATCGTAGTGATCATCCAGACCCGTGTTGATGTGGGGATTTGACGCGATTTCATCATCACACTCCTTGAACTTACGGAAAGCAGATCGAGTACGCTTCTCAGTGCACTCGATCAATACCTTCTTCAAAGCCAGGCAAGCCTGGCGAATGAAGAAGATTGCGGACACGTTAGGCTCAGGGAGCAATCCACCAGTCTCAGTGCTGAACACAAGTCCAGTCAAACCTTGCAGAAATGCAGGGAGAGACCGATTTCGTGGGATATGATACCCCATGAAATCTTCTGGGACCACCTGACCTCGCTCAAGGCTTCTTTCGAAGCCCTTTGCGAACTCAGGTAAGGATATCGTGAGAAACGATATCCCCTCGTGTTCAACACGTCTCGTGATGGTTTCCCAATCACGAGTGGTGCTGGTGCAACATCCGTCCGAGGCATCTGCCAGGACGTACCTCAAGAGTTGCATAAGGCTTTTCATGCTCACTCTCCACTATGTGAGGGTTGCGCATCCATAGCCATGCAGCTCTACCACCCCCCGAATGGAAGAAACGACCTACTTCGGAGCGGACAAGAGAAAATCCTTAATTTGAGTCAGCCATTGAATTAGCTGATCAAATACGGATGGAATCAAGTCTCACCCCCAAGCAGGTTCGTAATCTTGGCATACGAGGAAGCTGCCAAATAGGCAAGGAACCCGTCACTCTGAAGCTTAACCTCAGCTGCTGTAAAACCTGCAACAGGCAGGTCAAACACCAGATAGGTGGCCAAAGAGTAGTACTGGTTCAGAGTGGTATCGAACTGATTAGCCGCAAGTTTGCGGAAATCCCATCGAACCACTCTCCTAATCCGTTTTGCATACGTATGCTGAAGCGACAACTTAGAGTTGCCGTCAGAAGACGTATAAACGGAGCGGTCAACAGCACGCGTAGTCGTTGGTAACGATATAGCGACGCTGTTAACTGTGACAGACTGTGGATCAGCTAGCATAGCACAACCTCTTTCGGTTTTCTTTTTATTGGGGCATGATTGCCCTCTAAATGAACCGGGAGAATCCCAGTGCACCTAGAATTGCTGACTGTCTCGGACTGAGACCAGTCAGCGTGATCCCAA